TACTAATACCTAATTCCATTACTGCGTCTTGGTTTTCATCAACATTTACTTTAACAAATGTAATATCTGAATATTTGTTAGATAAGTTAGATAATCTTGGTGTTAGTGCTCTACATGGTGAACACCAATCGGCTGTGTACTGAACTAATAATTTTTTTCCTTCTGATTGTAATTGTGCAACTTGTGCGGATGTTACGTATTCCATTTGTTAATTTTAAAATCCTATTTTATTTCCTTTTGTGGATGTTTTATAGACTTCTGTGTCTATGTTATAAATATCAGCTAAAACCATACCTTCCTCAACTACTTGATTTTTTTCTAAATGTTTTAATAATTTATTGGTTTCCTCCACCGATAACTTCTCAAACTTATGTTCGGCAATTAAACGACCCTTACGAAGTAATGCTTGATCAATCTTCTCTCTCTTCATGTTGAAGGTTGCAATAACTTGAATATTTAAACAATCCCCCAAAATACCGTCAGTTAGATTAAGGATATTAGATACACCTGCCGGTGACCCGTTACCTTCACGATCACTAATAACTCGTTCAGCATCCTCAATTATTAAAACTGAGTTTTTGTGATCCATCAAGAATGGTATAATAGTTGGTTCAGATAACATCTCCGCCATCGATGGTGGAATAAATAAAATATCTTTATCTTTAACCAAAGTAGTTAAATGTTTAATATAAGATGTCTTACCAGTACCAGGATCTCCGTGAAGTAAAATTATCCCCTTATCGTTATTTTTATTCAATCTTTCAACAATAACCTCATGAATCTTATTAAAATCACTTCCATAATTTAATTCTAAATCTGTAGGTGGAACATATAAATCGTATTCTTCAGTATCTAAATGACCCATATCACTTTTAACAAGTTGAATATTCGCTTTCTTTTTTGCAACCTCATACTTTTTGAATACACTAAAATCAATTTGTTCTTTAATACCCCCCTTTGTTCCATCGTAAGCAAATTCAATATGAACCTGATTTTCTTTTGGTTCTTTATGTCCTCTACTTGACTTGTATGTTCTTACAAAAATTCCTGCAACATCATTCACAAATAAAGATTGTGTTGATGATTCATAAGTTTTAGATTTGATATTAATTTTTATAACTTCGGTGAACCCGTTCTTTTTTATTTCTTCAATAATATCAGGTTCATACAACAAACTTATATCCGTAAACTTTGATGGTAATTTGTCATACTTAATAACATAGTATTGTTCTGTTGGTATTTCATTTCCATAAACGGTATCGTAAATGGAATAATTAGTTGGTAAGTTCTTATTCATATAATATTTTAATTAAGACAAATTGAACCGAAATTGGAGAATTCAATAAACACCCCATTATCGTAATCAAAGTCTTCTTTTTTAAATTGTATTCCGTTTTTAAATTTTGTTTTACTAATGACACTAATCGCCGCAATTGTTTTTCTTAATAATTCAAATTGTTCTCTGTCCAATGTTGCTGTTCCATTTTTTTCATAGTTCTTCTGTGCAATCTCAGTCATATGTTTGTAAAACAATTCTTCATCTGAATTACTTAAAAAAAATTCTTTTGCTTCTAAATTGGTTTCAAAGTAATTTTTAACCGATTGAAGATATATTAAAACTTCAGGCGATAATTTATCCATTAAGGTTTCTGTATTTGGTCCAAAGTTAACGAAACTGCAGTATTTCTTCCAAATATTTTTATTTCTACGTCAACACGATCACCTTTTACTTCTTTAATAATACCACTAAATTCTTTGAATGGTCCTTCACATACTATAATAGATTCTCCTGTATCAAATTTTAATTTTTTACTTTCAATATGTTCTTCTAATGTATCATCTTTCAATATACGTCTAACGTCAGTATCTTTTAATAACATTGGCATCCTATCACCCATCATACCCATAATATTAGGTATTAAAGATATTACCTTCAAATCATCATTTTCTAATTGTTTAAGAGATTCAAAATAAAGATATCCACTATATAATACTTTTTCTCTAATAACTTTTTTATTTTTAACTACAACGAATTCTTTCTCAGTAGGACAAACAAATCTTACAATTTTATTTATTCTACCTAAACCAATATCTTTATTGAATTGTTCAGTTAATGATCTTTCTTTACCGGGTAAAACTTTTACCACGTACCATGCTGTATTCATGTCCTTTATTTTATATCCTTTAATTTATTCTTTAGTTCCGTTTCTAATTTTTTTAATCTTTTTTCTTCTTCTTTTCTTTCTTTTTCTACTTGTCTTGCCTTTTTTAAAATATCTCTTATTTTTCTTTCTTCTATCAATCTGTGTTTTTTCTCTTCTTTACCTTCAACTTGTGGAGCCTTATAATTCATAATCAATAATTCCGTTCCTTCATTTTGTGTTCCGTCTTTCTTAGCTGCAGCCGCTTTCTTAAAATTCTCGGTTCTCCATTCAAATTGATCTTTTGGAAACCATTCAACTAATTGAGGGAAATTGTAATATGATAAACTAAATTTACCTTCAATACTTTTCATACACTCCGCTAATCTAATATGATCGTTAACATCAAAATCGTGATTAGAATAATAGTTCTCAGTTTTCCAATATGGTGGATCCATATAGAAATATGTTGTCGGTGAATCATATTGTTTTACAACATCACAAAAATCTTTGTTCTCAACAAAACTAATACGATCAATATGTTCTCTATATTTTGGATTCTTTAATTTATCCATAAAAATTAAGACCTTACAACGATAGGCACCTTTATAATCTGTATATGAAGATGTTTCAGGTTTTGATCCTGAGAATACTTGCGTCAACACATACACATACTTACAAGTTATTTCTAAACTATTCTCTTCTGTTATAACTAATTCAGGATTAAATACTTCTTTCTGATATTGATTAAACATTTGTTCATATTCAGGTGGTGTGTCTTCAACTCCAACCGTTTGACATGGGTACGTCGATAACGCCTGATGTAAAACATCATATTGTTTCGTCCACTTCATTAAGTTTGCATTAAGACGATTAAAGTCATTATAAACGACCGTTTTTAGATTTGGGAACTTGTCCAAATCCATATTAAAGAATACCCAAAACATACCACTAAAACCTTCTACGTATGTTTCAATATCTGTGGGTATATGTGGAACAATCCATTTACCTATTCGTGCCTTTCCTCCAATGTAACTAATCATTAATCATTTATTTATATCAAAAAATATAACCAAAATATTTGATAAAGAGAAATTTAAAGTATATATTTTATTATGGCTTGTAAAACATGTAAAGAAAAGGGTGACATCAAAGATGCTGGTAGTTTTGTACCTACAGGAGTTATCGTATTTGCGATAATTTGGACCTGTTTTGGTATCTATGGTGTTTATTCTTTAATTCATAAATTTCTATGAAAAAGGGAAAATATTTTATAGTTCTTTTTTGTAATAAAAAAAGAGTCAAAGTATTATACCGTTGTATGAAAAGAACCACCGTATATGAATATTGGAGGGAATTTAAAACACAGCGTGTACCTCCATTTCTAAAAGTACAGGGTAGTAAACGCAAACAGGAGTTAGTATATGAGATTGCTTTAATCTTCCCAAATAACCGTTGGGCAACTGCAACATACGTTAAAGATAGTTTGGGTAGGAATACAAAAGCTAAGATTGAAGACGATAAATTTCGTATCAAAGAAATCTTACCATATTGGCAAGAAGAGTTAATCTATGATCTTCAAACAAAGAAAAGAATCAGATATCATGAGATGGTGGATAAAATTCTACCGATAACTGAAATTACTCAAATATTCACTTTAAATAAAAATCTATTTGTTCAGATTGAGGATGACGTTAAAATGTATGGAAATAAAAACCTTAATGACTCTGACAGATTATTTGAATTACTAAAACAGGATCTACTTAAAAAGAAAAAGACGAACTTTATGTTCGTGAAAGACATTACAACCTACCAAAGAAAACAATTATATAAATTATTAGAGTCTAAGGGATTCAATAGACGTGAATTATTTAGACATTACTCATATTAAAGATAATATCTACTTCACCTATACTAATTGTAAATGTTTCTTCTGGTTTTTCAATTCTTCTTCCGTATTTTTTTTGTATAACATTAAACGCAATTAAAAATTCTTCCTCTTTTAAGTTTAATACAATAGTTTTTGATTCCGTATTTGTGTTTAACTTTTCTAATAAGTCACTTATAATAGCCAATTGATTTAATAACTCACCTTTTTTTTCCATAACCTAATATCTTTAATAATTTATCTATTATAGATACTTTCTTTTTTGGTTTAAACAACTCTTCCTTATTAATTTTTTTTATTTCATCAATCATCCTCGTCTTCTGTATCTCCACTTCCTTCTGATCCTTCTTCATTTCCTTGTCCAGCCAATTCAATCCCTGTTGTAATTTCTTGTCCATAATTATCAGTTAGATTTATCTCTTTTAATTTATCTAAAGATTCTGTTTTAAATAATTCTTGTAATTCTTTTACTTTTTGGTGGAATAACTTTTGTTTTTCTTCTTCCTCCTTATTATATCTAAATATTTCATCCGCACACGCAAATACAACGTCGTAACCTTCTTGAGTTGCTTGTGAGATAAACGATACTAAATTAAATTTATCGTTTTTATCCTGCACTTTTAAAGTAACAGTTCTATATGGTTTTACTATATCTTCATACTTCCAAGATAAAGGTACTTTAATGTCTAAACTAACATTATTTTGTATCTCTCTTAAAGAATGAAAATGTGGTCTTAATGATTTTATTTCTTCAAACACGGTATTAAGTTAAAATGTAGGTTATTATATATGAAGATGCAACTAATAGGACTATTTGTTCCACATTAGATAATTTCATCGGTTCAGGATTTTCTTGAAATAATTTTACAATAAATTCAAGTAAAAATTTTGTAAGATATAATATACCTAATACAAAAAAGAAAAGTTTAATTTGTTGCATCATCATGTTGTTTCATTTCATCAAGGATCTCTTTTCTGTAGACTCCAATTAATTGTTTTATTTCTTGGGCGTATTTTCTTGCTCTAATAGAAGCACTTCTGTTACCCTTTCCATAAACCTTCTCCGTGTCAACTTTCATCTTCATGAAAAGTTCGTCAATTTTTTTTAAGGTTTCCATATTTTATTACGATTTTAATATCAATATATGGAAAAAAATTCACTTTTTCAAGTTTTGTTCTAACAATTTGTATAATTCCGTTAACATATCCAGTTCAGATCTGGTTTTTCGGTGAACAAAGTCAAAAAGTACATAAAAATATTCTGGTATTCTTATTGTATTTTCTAAATTCTTAGGGTAATAATAAGCCTCTAAATAGAAATTCCACATATATTCATATGCGTTACCCCTTTCTTTAAAATAAATTTTTTCTTTACTAAAACTATCCACCGCTTTATCCCAACACCATGTAAAATGGTTCATTTGATCATCGGTTGTTTTAACCGCATCGGGACCTAAATAAGTTTCTTCAATTAAATTATATAGTGAAATGAGAAAATCATAGAAAAGTTCAGTCTTTTCTCTACTAATATTGTATGCTCTATACCATACATCAATTTGTTGTTTGTAATTTTCCGAGCCAATAAACTCTAAATAATTCTCTTTATTTTCCATAACTTCATTATAATACAAATATAAAGATTAATGAAAAGATTTAAAAGGTATTATTGAGTTTTTTCGTTGTATTTAAACATTTTCTTCATCTTCTCAACTTCTTCGTTGATTGATTTAGATTTAACCGGAACGGCTTGTTTGTTATATAACTCTCTATTGTCCTTATCCTTTTGTCTGTCTTTAACTTGTTTTTCAATTCCCTTAGCCGTTTCAGGTGTTGGGATTACGTTACCGTCTTTATCTTTAGGTTCTTCTCCAAGTTTAGCACCGTTAGATGGTTTAACATCTGTCTTTTCTGTTGTTGGGGCATTACCAGTTGTTGAATGTCCCTCAATTGATTTCTTTAATCTATCTTTAAATTGTTGAGATGGTTCAATGTCGTAATCTAAATTTTCTAAACCTGCGAAGTTTTTCTTAATTTCATCTTCTTGTGCTGGTGTGTTCTTTCTTGCTACCTTTTCACCTTTACCAATTGCCTTAGGAAATTCAGGATTATCATTACCATCAAATTTCATTGTTGCAGCAATTTTCTTTTCAACTGATGCAATATTAGCCTTGTTTTCTTTACCACTTTCAGTGTGTGATTTTTTAGCAGCATCTAAACCAGGTATTGATTCACTAACCATTTTAGCAATCATTTTAGTTAATTCAGATTCAGTTAAACGTATAGTCTTCTTTTTTGATTCATACATACCTCCACCACACTCACATAATTCTTTACCACATTTTTCACAACTTTTCTTTTCTTCACCCATTTCGTCAGGTGTTTCTTCACCGTTATCCACATAACTATGTTTTCTTCTTCTACCTCTTAACATTTCCTCAAAATCATCACCACCTTCTTCCTCTTCTTCCATATAAGAACCACCGCACTCTTCACAGTCTTCTTCCTCTTTTACGTCATATTCTTTATCACCAACTTTAAATTCATCATCACCTTTTAATTTAGCGGCAGCTAATGCTCCACCAAACGCATTTCCTTCTTCCGGTTGCATTTCTGTATTTTCCATATTGTCTGTTTCTTCTAATTGATCATTCATTTCGTCTAATTTATCTAACATGTCGTGATGTGATTCATAAACACCTTTCTCAATGATAAGTTCTTTACCTGGATGCATTTCTTTAAATTTATCCATATCATTTTCAGCCTCTTCTTGACTATTATATGTACCTAAAGGAATTCCCTCACATTTGATGTGATATACTTCTTTATTACCTTCAGACTCTTCCATTATAGTTTTTCTAACTTCGTCAGTAACTATACTTTCTATTAGTTGTTTGATTTCACTTACTTTCATATCTATATAAATATATCTTTAATCTCATTTAATACGATATTTTCCACTTGTTTACGTGGTAAACCGTATGTCTTTGAGATTTCGTTTATTATTTGTTGTATTTCTTTGTCTTCATTAACGTATTCGATTGCTCCCGTATTACCTTGATTACAATAAGGGAACTTCTTACATTTCTCTTTTACCTTAACAAAAACACTATCGGGTCCACCCCATTTAGGGAAATTCTTATCCTTAACCGCCCTACCTTTGTAGATACTGTCAGGTCCATCAATCTTCAATGGGTCTTTACGACCACCAGAGGTTGATTTACCAAACGCAGGTACATCAAATGCACCTGATGAACTTGAATCTGTTACTTCACCTAATTCCTGTTCATTTGGTTCAAAATTAGGTATTTTAGATATTTTTCTTTTAATCACATCCCCATCTCCTCCAAACGCCGATCCTTCAAAAGAACCTGACGAATCTGCACCTGTTTCTTTTACTTCTTCTTTCTTTTTTGTCATATCCACAACCCACAATTTAGGGTTGATACCTTTACCAATTAAACCAGCAAGTCTTGTATTACCACCTAAAAGGTCATAATCGTTCTCACCAAATTTAACTACCATTGGTATTTCAACTTCACCCTCTTTAAAATGTTTTTCAAATCTTTTTTTCTTTTCATCCTCAAGTGTATCATAATCTAAATCCACATTATTCAATACTTCTTTAATTGAATTAAAATTAGAAATTTCAAAATCTTTAGATGCTTTCTCTAACCACTTGTCCTTACCCATCTTTTCAAATTCACGGTAACGAAGAGCCTCACTCCACTCATGTTCAAAGTTTGGTTTAGAATACTTCATTATTTAACAGATTTTAAAGCAGTTTCCCAAAATGATTTTCTCTGCCATAGGGTCTTGAATAATTCAACTACTACTTTGGTTGATAAATCAATTATTTTATCGTCTATCTTTTTTGTTCCTAACTCGTCTTGGATCATCTTCACGACAATCTTATGGGCCTGTGTTGTGTCCATAAAAGATTTAATCTCTTTCTTTGTGATATTCTCAATCTCTCTCTTATCTTGATCTGTTAGTGCCATTTATTAGTTAGTTTTTCTCTCTTGTATTAATGGATTCATTGCAGTTTCAAATGTTTCTTGAAACTTAGCTAATTTTTCTAATTCATTTGCAACATCTTGTTCCAATTTTAACATATCGGCATTAATATAAGCTCCCGACTCTTTACCAGCAATAAAAACAAAACTAATGTCTTGATCTGTCAACGTACCATCCAATCTAACTTGATCGGGAGCAATTGTAATACCAGGAGTAAAGTCAGCAATTTGTGAAACTTGTTGTTTAAAATTATCGATTAACTGAGATATAGCTGTTTTTTCACTATCTTGTAATGTTAAATCTGCCTCATCTGAAGAATTCATTTTAATTTCAACATCATTTACTACCATGACGTCATTCTTAAGATTTTCTTCGGATTTATCCACCTCAGGTGATTGGAATCCAACCGCCTCGTTTAATGTTCTATTTGATGCCTTTGATTCTGTTATAGTCCTAATGGTCTTTAACATACCTTTCATTACATCGTAATCATTTTTAGTTTTCATTTGCATTGTTAAAAAAAACCCCAAAGTTAAAGGAAGGGTTTATATCTGTATAAATACTTGAAAAATTGGATTTACATACTATCCCTGTGAAATTTGAAGCATTTTCCAAGTATCCGTGGGATGGTACCACTTGTTTAGTTATTTTATGTTTATCACACAACTCATTACAAAGTTCAGAAAGGGATTTTAATTGGGTTTCGGAGTATACGTCCCAAAAATAATAGTTCCTCCAATTACGGATATGTGGTTCACCTCTGTATGGGTCTCCAATCCAATTATAAAGGACACCAGTGATGGTATCTTTGTTCAACCATCCTAAGTTCTCGACGGCTATTTTGATCTGTTTTTTGTCTATCTGAGGGTCATTAAATGTATTGGAACTATGGTCGGTATCAAACAGTTGATAAACTACACCTAATTTAGATATAACATAATGAGGGACATCTTCATATTTCCCATTTAGACGATATTTCATTTTACTTAAAAAATCATCTAATCTTCTTTGGGTGTCGTATAGGAATATTTGTGTCTTCTTAGACTTTCTACGAGTAATATTTAAATTATCTAAAATTTCTACGTCTTGAACTAACATTTCTCGATATAACTTTTTCTCCTTGTGGTAGTGTGTTTATTTCTTCTTCGGACGTTGGTATGATTGTTTTATTATTTTCCAAATCATATATTACTTGATTTGGGTTGGTATCGTCAGATTCCCAATATAAAGTCTCCTCTTTAGAATCTGTTAATTCTAACGTTTGGATTTCCTCTTGGGGGAGTATATTTTCTATTGTTAACGAAACCAAGTCCACCTTCAATTCCTCCAATGTCGGAGTTAGGGACTCTTCTAATTTTTTTTTTCATCATCTTGTTCGGATGATGTGGTTTCTTTGTTTTCGTAATGTAATCCTTCGTTCCCGTTCTGACCTATAATATCCATTCGTTCATTATTCTCATCTATTTTCAATTCCACGACTTCCTCAGGTGTTGCAAATGGTTCAGGAACAAAACCATCAAATTCTTGTTCAGGAACTTCTAAATCCTCTTGAACTAAAATCTCAAACTCAAGTATTTCATTATCTTGTAAAATATTCTCCGTTTCGGGTTCTATAGTGGAAAAATTTCTTTGAACTTCTTCTTCAGTGGGTTCTTCTTGTAAAATATTCTCAATTTCTTCTTCCGTAAAGAAAGGTTCTTCATCTTCTAAACCATCCATTAATGTTTCATCCCAATCAGATACTTCATCATCCAAATCTTCTTTAATCATTGGGTTATCAAGTGGTTCATCATATAAACCCATCTCTTCGTCGTTCTTCATTATCTCTGCCAATAATTCTCCTCTTCTTTTATATTCTTCCTCCGCTTTCTTTAATTCTTCATTTGGTGGAGGTGGATTTAATAATACCTCTTCCAATTTTTTTAAATCATCTTCACTTAAATTTAATCTTACAGACTCATCAATAAAGTTTTTTAAATCTTCGGGGTTAGATTCCGATTCTTTAATTGGTGGTGTTTCATTTTCTTTTAATCTATCTTCTTCCGTAAATTTAACTAACATATGAAGAAAGGATAATGAAATGATTGGTAACATACCTCCAGCAAAAAACGCTAAGAATCTTTTATTACCTACTAAGTCAGTTGAATCTACTCCCATTAATTCTGTTAATGGTAAAACTAAATCAACCCAATCCCTAAACGACTGTCCATTGATATCTATATATGTATACGCAAAAAATACATTACCTATAAACTGTATTAATGTTACAACTGCAAATGGGAAATAAACTTTCTTACCCATGTTCGCCGAAATGGCCGCTAATGCCGATAATGCTGCAATCTCAATTCCAATTGATAAATAAACGGCCCAACTTACTGGATTGGATATACCATACCATTTTGTTACGTGTGAAATAGAAACAATTGCAACAGTAATGATTGGAATCAAAAATGCCGCAATAATTAATGTTTTAAAATTTTGGTTTAACCAATGTTTCATTTAGATTCTTGTTCTTTTTTTAAGTTTTCTTTAACAATAAAATGTAGTTCCATTAACTGTGGCCCTCTATCTTTTTGTGTGATCCAATTATCATAAAAACCGTGAATTGCTATTTTTTCATTTTTATGTGTTGTTTTAAGACTATCAATCGTAGATACGTTTTGTTTTTGAATTTTTTCTAATTTAGTCACTCTACTTGAATTGCTACAAGACTTAAAAAAGAAGATGACTGTTAAAAAAATCAGTACCTGTAATTTATATGTTTTTATTAATTCGATTAACTTTTTCATAATATTATATTTTTATAAATAGTTTAATAGACCAAAACTCTCGTTTCTAAGCTTTTTAATGGCCTTATCACGTAATTGTCTAATACGTTCTTTTGTACAACCGTATTCCTCCCCCAAGTCCTCTAAGTTTGATTCAACACCTGTTAGACCATAATATCTCTCAATAATAACTCTTTCTCTTTCATCTAAGACACTTAACATTGCTGAAACTTTTTTCTTTATTTCTTCAGGTGAGTTCATAATAGCATCAGGTCTTTCCGCTTCTTTGTTTGGAATAATATCAATTAGTTGATCTCCGTCTTCGTTTATTTCTCTATATAATCCAACACAATAAGGTAATCCACTTGAAACAGGTTCTTCACTATTATTAATAAAGAAATTATCTTCTTGACTTAATTCTTCTTTTTTAGATTTCTGTGATTCTTGAACCAAATTTGACGGAAGACGTATTGTTCTTGCATTTTCATTTAATGATGCCATTATTGATTGTCTAACCCACCACACAGCATATGAAATAAATTTTAATCCACTTGTGGGATCAAATCTTTCCGCTGCCTTCATTAAACCAATATTACCTTCAGATATTATGTCCATAATATCCATCCCTTGATTTTGAAACATTTTCGCAACCGATATAACAAATCTTAAATTACCTACAACCAATTCATCGTATAAAAATTTCTTTTCATGTTTAGTTATGGTCTTATCGTTAAGTCTTTCAAAAATAACCTCTTGTCTTTCATGTGATATAACAGGTATTCTACGAATGTCCTTTATGTACTGTTGTATTTCCTCGGTGTTGTTTAAGATGGATTTTTTCATGTGGTTGGTGTTTAATTGTGTATATATAAAAATAAGTAAAAAATATTACTTTTCAAAATTGTCTAAGAACTTTTTTTCCTCTTCAGTTAGACTTTCAATCCCATATAGGTCAATTTTATCTAATACGTCGTCTAATTCTAATCTTTCTCGTTGTACCTCAGTATGTTTTTCGTATTCAACTTTAATCATTAATGGATCAGAAGTTGCTGGTTTAAAAATAAAATCATTAATTGTTTCGGGTAAAAATACACTAACTACAGAAGTTTTCTCAATTAAAAAATAAAATTTAACACTATCGTTTTTTGATAACAAATGTATTTCATCGGATAATACCCCGTGGTCTTCGTTAGAATCAAACATAACAATTATGTTTTGGTTATTTTCAATAACATATCTAACAGTCCAAATAAATGGCGATTTTCCTAATATTTCTAAACAAAAAAATTCTATATCTTGGTGGTCATCAAAAACACCATATATGAATAACAAATATGATCTCATAGTAGTTTATTTCTTACGATTTACGTTCCAATAAACACCCCCACCAATAAACGGCACTAAAGTTCCATTAGTACCATCAGGACCTATTCTATTAGATACTCCAATACCAATTTTGTATAGATGTTTTGCGTCTTTATCTTTTATAATAAATCCAACACCTATAAGATTGATAACATTTGGTTTATCTAATTTGGCATCAATACCAATATAATAAAGATTCTTTCTCGCATCACCTAAGAACATCGTATCTCTAACTACTTTTTGTTTAATGTCACTTTTAAATGAACGACCCAATACTCTACCATTTGATATTGTATCAAATACAGTTACAGTTCCAACGTTGTTTGGTAATTTAAGAATATCTTTCTTAAACATTTTCATTCCGATTGAATTTAAAATAGAATTAGTGTCGATCGGGTTACTTACCGTAAAAGTATCATGAACCGCATATGGAATTTGTACTTCCACCGGTACTTCTACCTCAACAGGAACTTCAATACCAACTGTATCATGAACGGGAACTTCATATCCCACCGTATCATGTATAGTAATCGTTCTATGTGGCATAATACCTTTTGGGTTCACGAATTCCACAATAGCCACACCAATCAATAATACAATTATTATATTTCTAATGTCTAAGATGTGTTTCATATTTATTTAAGAAGATATAAAGATGTCATAATTATTCCAAGAAAAGATCCGACCTTATAAAAAAACGTTTTAGTTCTTTGTCCTTTTAATTCTTTTAATAGACTTTCGGATTTTTGTCTTTCTAATCCAAATTGTTCATCTTTCATATTAATAATTAACCCTAAATTGGTTATTTTTTGATCCTTCAAAGTGTCTTTTTCTTTAAAAAAATTAATTTGTTGATCTTTTAAACCAATAGTTTTATTTAATTCTACAATTTCTAATTTTGCTCCGTCATAACGAACTAAGTCTTGGAAAACTAATCTAGCAACTTTTGTTGATAGAGTAACTTTAGTGGTATCTAATACTATAACATTAGTTGTATCTGTTTGCGAATAACTGCTCAAGCTCAATATTACCAATAGTGGTAATAGAATTAACTTTTTCATCTGTGTTGTTTTTAATAATAGTTATGTTTTTTGTAACGTTGTTAATCTCTTTATCTACACTAACAATGTGATTATCAACTTTTTCAATTTGATCGTCTATTTTATCGTTTGCAATGTAAACAGAATCAATATCCTTTTGTATGGACTCAATTTTAGAATTATACTCCGCAACGTCAGTTTTTATACCTTGATTTTGAAATATGGTATAAGCGGCTAAACAAGCAATCAAAACTAATAGGATGTTTGTTTTATTAATCTTCATATTATACGTTTTATTATAAATATGAAGAAAGGGGGTTTTATCCCCCTTTAACTTTATTTCTTCTTTTTACCCACGATTTCGTCGATGATACCATAGGAAAGTGCTTGTTCAGCGTCTAACCATAGGTCACGAGTTGCGTCGTTTTTAACTTGTTCCGCTGGTTTTCCGCAATACCCACCCAATAATTCAAATAGGATATTGTTTACTTTTCTCCACTCAATCATACTGATTTCGGCGTCTTGGATGTTTCCAACCGCTCCACCTGAAGATTGGTGTAACATTGTTTGGGAGAACCTCAACGAACCTCTTTTACCTTTGGTACCTGCACCTAATAGGACTGAACCCATTGAAGCTGCCATACCTGTATTGATGGTTCTAATGTCTGATTTGATATAATCCATTACATCTACCATAGAAAGACCTGACTTAACTGATCCACCAGGACTGTCGATGTGCATTGTAATATCATTACCGTCAATACTATCCAAAAACATTAATTGAGCCTGAACGATAGTTGACATATGATCATCTACACCACCTGCAACCCAAATGATACGTTCCATCATCAAACGTGAGAACACGTCCATAACGGTTACATTTAAGCTTCTTTCCTCTAAGATGTAAGGAGTTAAACTGTTTTCTACTTTTTGGTTATAATAGTCCAATTTCAACGAACTAATACCCTTGTCTTTTGCGTAAAGACCAAACTGTTGGTAATCTTTTGGTGTCATAAATTTAGTTTATAGGACAAATATAATTAAGATATTCGAAACTAAGAAATTTTTGTTGTAATAAAATCCACAGACGAAACATTCTCCTCTTTTTTAATCATAATGATGTTATCCGACCAATTACGTATTAAAGAATTATGTGATATAACAAGTATATGGTCAAAATAATTTTTAATCTTTTTAAAGAACTCACCTACCATTTCAAGGTTCTCATCTGCAATCTTACCAAACACTTCATCCATTACAACTATATTGGGCTTAGGTAATGACGATATCTTTGTTAATACACTACGAAGTGCTAATGAAGATATGGTTCTTTCATAACCAGACCCCGCATTAAGGGGTTTAACAATACGGGTCTCAGTATCTATCATAATAAATTCAACCTCGTTCTTATCGTTTATATTCATCTCTAAAATGAAATGACAACTATCAACTAACAAACGATATAACTCCTGATTAATTAATGGAATCATATTTTTAAGGATAATTTTGGATATACCGTTTTTACCATATACGGTTAAGTATATTTTAAACACAGCGGATAATTCTTCCTCAGCTGTAATCTTTTTAATTAATTCTTCATTAATACCAATCTTCTCATTCATGTTAGTAATGTTATTGGTATGTTTTTCTATGTTCGTATTTGTTTGTCTAATGTCTCCGTTAGCGGTTTCAATTTTAGTTTTAAGTGCAATTACTTCCGCATCAATCTTTTGATTCTCCTCAAGTTTCTTTTTATTACTTTCGTAATTATCTAATCTTTTTTGTTTACCATCAATCTCCAATTGTTTTTGTTCAACCTCTAACTCATATCTTTCTTTACGAAGTTTATTTCTTTCGTAATTTTCAAATTCAGTTTTTAATTTATCAAACCCTTCAGATTGTTCCTTTAATAAATCAAATTGATTTTGATTTAATTCCATCTCTTTAATGATGTCTTCAATTTCCTTTTTAATTTTTTCAATTTCATCCGTATGATCTACTTCATCTAATGCTCTATTACAAGTAGGACAAACTGTTCCTTCTTCAAATTGTTTAATTAGTTTTTCTCTTTGAGTCTTTTCATGTTTGGATACAACATCAATTCCTTGTAGATTCGCCATTTCACCTCTTAACTCTTTGTGTTGGTCTTCGTCGTAGAATTGAGATGGTTCTATTACATTAACTCCGTCGGCGTTTGTTTGACTTACATTTTTTTGAGTTAATAAAAAAGTAACTTCTCTTTGTAATAAAACTGGATTGGTATTAATAAGTTCCCTATCTACGTCGTTGTTTCTTTTTAAAAATACTTCGTCTCTTTTCTTTTCTAACTTTGTTAATTCTTTTTCAAATTTACCTAACTCTTTTGTTAATTTAACAATCTCACTTTCAGAATTGGTAATACTTTCTTTATGTGTTTCATTATCAGATTCTAAACTAACTTTGTTATATGTGTTGGATACTAATTTCTTAGACCAATCATTATACATCTCTTTAGCAATTTCTTCCTTTGCTTTAAGACTTTCTAATCCCATGAACTTTGTTAATATCTGTCCACGAGCAGTTGGTTTAGATTCGATAAGTTCTTCTAAGTTATAACCGGTCGTTAAAATAGTTGATAAGAAATCTTCTTGTGTTCCGATTGCTGAAGATATAAATGCTTCCGTTTCTCTTCTTTGTTCTCCGGATAAATTTACAATAGATCCATCTTCAGCTTTTTTAAAAAATTCTAAGTCATTCTTAACCGTGTACTCACCTGACTTACTCATCTTACGAGATGTCTTTCTCTCAATTACATAATCATCTCCATCAATTGTAATCTCACCACGAACACTTACATCATTCTTATCGGTAAATCTATTAAAGATTTCTCCGTTAGTTTTTGTTTTAGTTGTTGTGTTGAAGAATAAGAACATTAAAAGATCTACTGATGATGTGGACTTACCACCAAAATTCTTTGGTGTGGATTCAATTACCGTAATACCGTCCAACCCAGTAAAATCAATAACGTTATTATCTCCGAATGATAGAAAATTAGAAAACTCCACTTTCCTAATATACCATTTATTATATCTAACTTTGTTTTCATTTAATTTATCTATTTGGGAATTTACTTTATTATCTAATCTTTCCATTAACTCCTCCTTAATGATTATTTCATTGTCGGAAAGAAAATCCTTCATCAATTTCTTTTGGTATTGATGATCTAAGATGTTATCAGATGCTTCTAAAGACTCTAAACGTGTTTGATTAACATTAGTTAAAGTCTTAGTAATTACCTGAACGGTCTTCGCATTATACTTTTTCTCAAAATAAGATTTTACCCTTCTGATTTTCTCAGGGGTGAAATTCTCAGGTACATCTTCCCAAGTTACTTTTATAAAAGGATTCATTCTTTTTCTTCTAATATTTGTGCAATTATATTATAAGCCAAATCAAATGATATTCTTTTTCTTGAATAGTTTTTTGACGACTCTCTGTAGTTTGTTAAAAATAAACTATTATATTTTGTTCGATAACTTTCAATTTTTTCATTAAATTTATCTACAATATATTGCTCATCTTCAAATGGTATGTTTGTTATAATAGTACAAAAAACTCTATCAGTATCTTTACCATAAAAATGATTTGTGTTTATTTCCAAACCTATTTTGTTATCATCAGTTCCTCCGTCCATTGCTCTCAAAAATAAATTAGATGTTGGTGTTTTATTTTTTTCAATATTACTAACTGCTAATAATCTACCAATTTTATATTTACTTCTAACTGTTACGTAAATTTCTCCACCAATTCTATATTCGTGTTCTTCTAAAACACAAAATTTAACATTTTTCTTTTCGGGAAATATTGTGATAGGTAATAAACAAGAATTTCCTCTTTCAAATTGAAATGAACAAACAGTATATCCTGTATCTTTAAAAACTTTTTCTTCAAAAATATTAATCTTTGTTATTTTATATTTTGAAAAAAATAATCTTCTTACTCCACCGTCTCTATCTTCACCAGATAAAAAATTTAATGGGACAATTATAATACCACCTCTAACATCACCAACAACTATTGATTTGATAAATGCTTTATAAAGATCGTCCACTTTCCATAGATCATAAACTTTCCTATCCTTTGTTTTATTTTTTGCAAGGTAGGGTGGATTTGTAATAACAAATTTATCTTTATAATCAGGTGGAGTTAATAAAGTATCTTGGTGGATACACTCTATTTTAGGATCAATATCATACTTTTCAACAGGTTTACTACCAATCCAATTTAATAAATCTCCCTGTCCAACAAATGGTTCAATAATATTAGAGTTATCAGGAATAGTAAAACCATCTAAAATATAATCGTAATTAGTGGTATAAAATTGTCCAAACTTTTTTTGGACTTTTTTCTTTTCTAATTTAATTAATCTATTTTTTTCTCGTTCAATTTTCCTAAGTTCTTCTTTTTTTTTCTTTTCCTCTTCTGTTAATTTCTTACCCATTTATATTGTTATTATTCAAATATTTTTCTATATCTTCCATGATATGTAATGAATCTGTAATTATTACTTGTTTATTTTTATTTTCCATTTTTAATAAATGTATTTTAGTTTGTTCATTTTTTAATGGTGTGTGATAATAACTACCATCTAATACTACAATAAGTAAATGTTTATCGTGATATACATCCACACCATTTAAAATTGCATCATTTTGTTGATTATCCTGTCCTCCTCCAGATGTGTATTCACCACAACCATAATTATGTGTTAATTTATGTATACCAAAATAATCAATACCTTTATATGTAATTTTTGTATCTAAAGATTTTAATTTATTCTTTTTTATTCCTTTCTCAATATAACCATCGTGGTTAATTCTATAACTATTATCTCCACTTTTAGGTAAAATTTTTAATATAATTTCTCCGTTAGTTGATTCTTCAATAAATTTCTTTTGGAGTTTTTCCGATTTACCTTGTCTTGTTACTGATTTTAAAAATAATGATCTAACAATAATACAATCAATAGCTTTATTTATCAAATCATCGACATCGTAATTTGATAATTGGGGACTTTTTTTTATATGAGATTTAATTTTAAATTTTAAATCTTTTACATTTTTATTATTAATACCGAGTTTAGACTCTAATGCCGTTTTAATAAATTCTTTTTCATTAATCAAAACTTGTTCATTAAAATCATTTTCAATAAAATCATAAAATTTTTGCATATTTTTCCTTATTTTCATTATTTTTATTTAATTCTACTTTCTTCAAAGAATTCGGTTATGGAATTAATAATCCAGATAGAACCTGAGGTAAAAACAGCGTCAGCAAATAGATTCCAAAATAAATTTGTTTGGAAATAGTGATTACATAAACCACCTAATGCAAGTGACATTACCCAACCTATGTGAAATCCTAAACATAGGGGACATGTCATAAGTTTATAAAAGAAAGAAGATTTAGTTTTTACCCATTCTCTCAAGTCTTCAAAGATTGTCGACCAAGAAATTATACACATACAACCATATGCTGCAAGTACCCAAAATAACATTATCATAATCATTAAATTTTTTATTATTATAAATTAAAATAACCCCCATATTAATTAAAATACAGGGGTTATTCTATATTAAAAGTTAGTATCTAAAATGTACACTCCGTTTATTAAGTTGTACACTTCTACATCTTCTCTTTTAAATGATCTCCATTCTTCAGGTTCACCTGTGGTAATCCATTTGGTTTGGAAATTTGCAACATGACATTTAGCGGGATTTGCAAATGTTTCAGGTCTAATTAAAATAACCTGAGAAAAATCCACATTAGTTCTAATGTAAATATTTTTATCCCATCCTTGATTTTTTTCGGGATTCCAATATTTGGACTTCCTCCACCAAGGGATGTTTACGGTTTTAAAACCTAAACCGCTTTTGTTATTAAGACCCTTGTTTTCATCTGAGAAAAAATCACCAGTCCAATTTTTGGAATGTTCGATTTCTATTCCCCAAATAGGGTCTTCTTTGTACAATAAATCAATACCGTACTTATTTGGATTTGCAATCATTTCAAGTTCTAATGTTTCCATTGAGAATTTAATTATTGCATTTCTTGATGAGGAATCATCGAAACCTCCCGTGTTGTAGACTCTTGGTCTACCTGTAGCCATTGTTGACATAAGATTCATTTTTTTATATCATTTATTTATCATTTCTGATTATAATAAAGTATAAATAAATTATCTCGTAAAAAAAAGTAAGTTGCCGGAAATGTTTTATTCATCATACAGTGATCCTAAGTCACTATTTTTAAGGTATCTACCTTTACCTAAACCACTTAAAGATTTGGTTATTTTATCTAAATCAGATTTTAATTTTTCATTCTCCTTCATCAACTTTTCTATCTCTTCGTTGTTGGTTATCTCTTTAATAACTTCCACAATTTTTTCAACAGGAACCTCTTTAATGACTTCCTTTGTAACGGTCTTAGTCTTACCCTTCTTTTCAACTACAACCTCTTTAATGACCTCTATTGGTACCTCTATTCTTACTTCCTTAATTACCTCTTTAATAACTTCAATAGGTACCTCTACAATTTTTTCAACTTCAACAATCACTTCCTTTATGATCTCTTTGGTAACTTCAACTATTTCTTTAGTTCTATTACCATTTGGTGTCTCACCGTACTTTAACAAAGAAAACCCTCTATTGAAGGTTTCTTGTGCTAACTTATCTACATTATCTATTTTGTTTAATTCACAATATTGAATAAACTCATTATCCAAGATTAACGTGCTCTTCGGTTTCATTTTCTATGTCTTTGATATCGTTTATTCTAAAGTGTAGGAACGGTTGTGCATTTTCTAAATCGTGAAATTCATATTCATTAGATTCTACATCATATACTCCATACCCATGGTGTTTAACTGTCTCTCCAAAGTTTTGTTGTATTAAACTTCCAACCATAATTGCATGACCTCCATTCGGTAATGTGAATTGTTGTCTCTTGTGAATATCACCACATAACAATAAATCCAAATCAACAAAGTTTAATTGATCATATGCGTCTTCAAACTCATAACCTAAGTCAGTTGATAAACCCATAATCGGTCCATGGAACAGTCCAACCGTTAATAAACCTTCTTGTTTTGTAAATTCAGGTCTTACGTTGTGTTGATATAATGAATAAACAACCCATTGAACGCTACCATCGGTATCAACATAATCACCACTATCTTTTAGGTATGTGATGTGTTGATTGTCTAATAATTGAACGACTGGTGTTATACTATCCATACGTTGTGTATTATTCTCCAAGAAGTCGTGATTACCTGGTATGATTACAACCTTACCAAAACGAGTTAACTCTTTTAAAAACCAACTCGTTAATAGTAATTGTTCATTTGAAATATTAATTTTTTGATGTGCGATATCACCCGCAACAACAATTCTAATTTCGTTATGTGATATATTTTCATCTGCCCATTCTAAAAATTTTACACTTAATTCATTTAATAATATTTCGAATTGTTCTTTGTACAAATCATGCATTTGAATTGTACGAATATGTAAATCAGCAATATGAATTATCTTTTTGACCATCTTGAAATATATTTTGATAAATCCATTTGTAGGATTGCATTGTTAATTTGGTGTGGGACTTTATATTCAACAAATGTTGCGTCGTCTTTTAATAATACAACTACATTACCTAATAATTTAGTATCGTTATATTTTGTTCCTTCCAACATCTTACGCAACAATCGACCATATAATGGTAATTGTAAATAATAATGACCTAAAGCATTATCATGATAATTGTTAAATGGTGGATATAATCTACCCGTGTAATGATGAACTTCAAAGTTCTTTGGTTGGTTTGTTTTCCAATCTGTAATAACAAATCCAAATCCATCCTTCTCTTTGTTTTGCATTAACCATACTTTATCTGGTTGTCCTGTGTATTGTTCAGTTGGGTCTCCTAATACAATTTCTGTATCCAACAAGACTCCACCACGTTCTAACATTAAATCAAGAAATTGTTTTCCTGCAATAATCATGTTATCACTCTTACGTTGTTGTTCTTCATTAATTTCAAATATTGGTTGTCTAACTTCTTTGTAGTTATCGAAACGACCAATTAATTCAGATTCTAATTCAAAGTGAACACGGCTACCCATATTAGTTGATAAATCACCAGCTTGTTTCCATTCGGCAAGTAATTGTGCTTGACCTTCAGGATCTCCTTTAGACATCTTAAGTGCCATACCATCAGCGTCAAATGGTTTATGAAATTTCTTTACAATTTTTGATACTGATGGAAAGTTCTTTTTAATTTCACCATCAACATCTTTCATATAGTAGATATGTTCTTCTTCTATAAATGTTAATTCTAATTCTTGTCTTCTTTTTTCTAATAAGTCATTTATCTCTAATGAGATATCTTTTAAATTCATTCTAATCTATTTGTTTCATTTTATATTCACTTAAGTTCCCTTGTAAATCGGCAATATCTTTATCCCCTTCTAATTTAATACTCCACACTTTCCCCATTAGTTTTCCACAATTCAATCTATGGTATAATCTCTCTTGGTCATTCCACGCATCAGGATCTAGTACTATAACTATTTTTTTTGCATTATTGTAGAGTTTCATAAATAAATGTTCGCTCATAAACTTTCCCAACATTGGAATTGCATTAGGAATAAAGATGCTATCAAACGCACCTTCCACAATGTATATTGGTTCGTCCCAATTAATCAAATGTTCGTTGAAAATAATTGTTTCCTTTTGTGCTTCGGGGTTCATGTATTTTCTCTTTGTCTTTTGTAAATAAGAACGAGCAATAAAATAAGTTAATCTTCTATTCTCATCATATGACGGAATAATAATTCTACTCTCATATGGTCCACTATAACAAAATCCAATGTTATATATCTGCAACATCAAATCAGTGATGTTTCTCTTTTTAATGTAATTGTATGCCTGCTTGTATTGTGGGGTCATCTTTAAACCCATACTAGCATCTTTAAATGGAATAAACTCTTTAGGTAATTTTACAGGTTTGTATGTTCTTGCAGCAATCTCCTCATCATCTTCAGGTTTTAATAAAAGATATTTCTTTAATTGTTTTGGATTACCAAACTTCTTAATTAACTTATAGATTGATCCGTGGGTATTATGTGTCTCAGCACATACCCAACATTTATAAACACCATATTTGTAATTGATTTCAAGGTTTCCCTTACCGTCTCCTTTATCTAATCCTTTAATTTCATGTGAACACACAGGACAATCAAAGGACACTTGGTACCTATAATCATTATGATTTTTATAGTCACCAAATATATCTTCTAAAATATCAAATACGGCAGAATAGTCTACTTCTTGGGTGTTCATGATTATAATATAATAAAAAAGTATGATAAAAAAAAATGGGAGCCGGACACCACGCCGACTCCCTCCAACCAAACTTGTATTTCTACAAGTCCCGTCCTAATATAAATATATCTTTTACAGCTCGTAAAGTAAAACTTTAGTTGCCGAATATTTTAAGATGTTTGTTTGTTCATGTTAACATATCCAATAACACAACATGCGGCATCGGCCATATCGTAGTTTTCTTTTTTAAGATTACCCGTTTTACCGTATAACCAATTGATATCGGGACATACATTATTAACGTGTTCCCAAATAACGTGTTTCTTATCAATATCTCTTGGGTATCCACCAAATAAAACATTACGTCCCTTATCATTTGGACCAACCAAATCAGGGAACGCAAATTTTCTTGAGTTATACGTTGAAATAAATGTTGGTAACACTCCTAACACATCATAACAGTTCTTAAGTATCAATGTGTTATAACGTAATAATGTTCCTATAGTATAGATGTTGTTTGACTGCAACAATGGTTCTTCAATAATAACACGAAGTATTCCCATGTCTTTATAACTTTCCAAATGTTTTTTAAATGCGTCAGCCTTTTTAATTAATTCCTCAATCTTATCTTCTGGTTGTGGTTTAATTTTTGGTGAAAAATGCGTTAGTTCTAATAATTTAGAACCTGTCATATCAAACAATGCAAACCCAATAGTTTTAGTGGAAATATCCAATCCTAAAATCTTTGGTTTGTTTTTGAAATTAATATCTATACTCATAGAGTAAAAATTAACTCAAATTAATTGAATAGTAAAGTGTTAGAAATCTAATTTTATCGCAAAAACTTGTGTTCCTGTTCTTGAAATTGGTATAGATGTTTTAGCAACCACTAACGGTTCTTTTAATGAATCTAATAATGCGACTTCAGTTATTACTGGACTACAAGATACACAGGTTGGGTTTTGTGATGTAGTAAATTGAGTTGAGGGTAGATTAATCAACATGTTCATTTCTTCAATATCGGTAGCTCTCACTAATCTAACACTACCAGGAAACGGTTGTTCGTCACCAAATTGTGGTTGTGTTGTTGATCCTGTTGTGTTCCACAAATAATCAGTTGTTACACCTGACATATGGTCTTCTAAATCAAAAGACGTTCCTCCCGTATAGTTTGCCTTTGTTATTGTGAAAGTATAATTAGTTAAAGATGAATGGTTTATATACCCACTAGTATAACCTGAAATCTGTGATGTTATATCAATTTTAATCCACCCATTTGTTGTTGGTGTAGATCCTGTTTGTACTAATGCATAAAATTTATCCGCAACAAACACATCTTTTATATCGTTTAATGTGGTTCCACTTGTTGTTCCACTTATATATGGAAATGATCCAGTATTAAATTTAAATGTTAATTGTGATGGGGTTCCGTTACCTGTTATTTTATTAAAATAATTACATGGTAAGGAATTTAACGTGTCACCACTTGTGTTACCAAACATGTAGGTTAACCAAACTGTATCTCCTGTTGTTGGTAATAAAGAATTAATAGTTGTTCCGTCACTTGGTACCAATCCCAATTTAGGTGATGGTAATGTGTATCTTCTATTTGATCTGTAATCTAAAATTGCAACTAATTCTTGATCGTCAAAAACAATTGTTTTATTATTAACAAATACTTTACCTACTTTATTTCCAACTTCATCTAACAAATATCTGAATTTTAATTCATGTGTTTGATTTATTGTAGATTTAATAAAATAGTCTGTTTCATCCATAGTAAATAACGCACCTAAAGTGGTTCCTGTATTTCTATGGTAATTTATAAAAGGAATATAAACTTCAAAATAATCATTATCACTTTTATTATAATCTCTATCGTCGGTATCTAAATCACCAAATAATGTAATACTTTCACCTGTAGTTCCCGTTAATGAACTTATGTAATCATCATATTTAAAAAATCTTTCAGGATCGTTAGTTATATCTCCAAGTTCAGAATAATGAATTATTGCGACACATCTTTGTTCTGACGGTGAGACTTCAACTAAATCTCCAAATGAGTTTTTAAAAGTTGTTCCTGTTATGGTTCCTCCCGTAAAATTATTAAATGTTTGTCCTGTTTTTGTATACCCTAATAATTGTTTTGTTGAAATATATTGATTACTTGTGTAACCACTTAAAATTTCATCATCTGTGTTGCCACCTATTGGTCTATCTGACCATACAGTATTTAATGTCCACGAATTTAATTGACCTTTATAGTCAATTGGATTAAATACGTCGTCGGTTGGAGTTTCGTTGAAATATTCGTTTAATACTACTTGTACGTTACCTGTTAGTCCTGTTAAATTAGGTAATTTACGATCTAGTGTTAGTGTGTTACTTGTTTTTGATATGACCTTATAGATCATACTATTTGTTTGACCTGTAATTGTTGTTCCAGAAAACCCATCAAAAATAATCGTTATAAAATCGTTTGGTTTAAAATCGGTCCCTGTTGTAACAACAAGACTTGTAGTTCCACTTAACTTACTATATGTTAATGATTGTGATATTCCTTTTACAGTTGGAGTTGTAGAGTATTCGGATACAAATCCTCCGGCCCCCATATCATTTCTTAAAGTTGTAGTTGAACTATTACTTATTGGAGTTCCATATGTTGTTGATAAAATACTATCTAAAGAATAAGGATACTTTACGCCTGATTCGTAATCAAAAGGTGCGAAAACTTTTTGTTGTTCAGTTATACCACTAACAATATTTGTTTTACCTGTTAATGCATTAAAAGGTGCTGTGTAATCAAATTCAGAGTCTCCTATTTGAAAAAACTGAATATCAAAATTACCTTTGGCGATTGCCTTTCTACCCTCATTTGTTATTCGGGCCGTTAAATATTCCGCGTGATTACTACTTAAAAAACTCATATGTTATAAATATCTTTATTTAATTTTATTGATTGGTTGTTAAACATTCTAATCCTGGTGGGGTAAGTGCAGATCCAAAACACACACCTGTTGATGTTGGTGTAATATATACATCTATTGCTTGACTTACCGGTATACTTACTCCATTCAATGATCCTTCTAAACCACATCCATAATCACTAAGCAATGAACCCGCCGAGTTAGTAAATCTACCTGATGAATAAGCACCAGCAGCAAATACATTTACATTAACCTCAAGATAATCACAAGTATCGTCAGTTACCCTTAAAAATGCACCCAAATTCAAATAACCTCCCGCATCTACACTTGGGCTCACTAAGAAGGTCTCTCCTTCTATTAATGATTTTTGTATACCAGATGTTGTATTATTAACTGGACCTAAAGTTGTGTTATATGTTTGGTAGACTAATTGTAAATTATTTGTTTCAGCATCATATGGAGTATTTTGTCTTCCATAAATATTAACCGTTATTTGAGGTATTGGTGTTGGTGTAGGAGTTGGTTCATTAATAGTTAAACAGTTTATACAAGTTCCGCTCGGTAATAATGTATTAGTAGAACCTGATCTCTTATAAAGTCTAACATAACTACCTAATGTTGAATCATATGTTATTCCGGTTTGAGATATCCATATATATTCATTAGATAACATTTCATCTAATACCCAATCATAACCTAATGAAAAATCAGTTTCAAGTGAAGTTGCATCACAAATATTTGTTGCGGAATATAACCATGCATCAACCGCCCCATGAACTGTATTAATAGGACTAGTATGTTCACATGATGTGTTATCACCAAATTCAACATCACCTGGATCTCCTACCCATAAATCATTTGCAACAATTCTATATGGTGTGGCAGTAGGTGTTAGAGTTGATGTAGGTGTTGGTGTAAATGTCACAACTCCTCCACATGTTAATGTAAATTCATAACTATCATTTTCTGGATTAGATGGATTTTCAGGTGCAATTTCAACTTTTAATTCATAAGTTTTTGAACTATCATACGTGAATGAAATTGTTCCTGTTGGGGAACCAGGTGAATTATATGGTGGATTTGAATATGTATTATCGGTACCTATCCAACCTGTATTAGTGCCCGAAACTGTAGTTAAACCATTTTCAAAAACATAAAATCTATTTAATCTTGAATATGCTTGATATCCAATAAATATTGTTGCACCATTACTTGCCGATGATAAATCTAAACAATGTGTTTGTAGTAAAAATCCGCTATTTGTTGTTCCACTAGTAACGGTTGATGTACTACAATTAACACAAGTTACAGTAGGTGTTGGTGTGTTTGTGTTAGTAGGTGTCGGCGTACTCGTTGGTATGGTTGTTGGTGTTACTGTTGGTAATCCAACGATTGATTTTGTAATTTCATAAGTACAAATTACACCTGTTGATTTTATCTTAATGATTGTTGTTCCGTCTGGAACGTTTGTAGATGTGATGATGTTACCCGATGCGGACACTCCTGTTTCAAATGCTGTTGTATAATTATCCGTATTTGAATATAAGTTAAAAGGTCCTGGTGTGCCTACTATCGAATTTAATGTTATGGTTACTGGTATTGGCATTTTACTTTTTTTTATTTTTAATCACACGTATCTAATGATCCTAACAATCCATTTGAATTTATTATACCACAATAATTTGACATATCAGAATAATATGATCCTCCACCATTAAATATATGTCCAACAGCATCATAATATGTTTGTCCACTATTAAACGATTGTGGATCTGTTGATTTGGCGTAGATATCAATAGTTGTGAAATTTGTGGCTCCATTACAAGCAGATTGACACGAACCACCATAACCTACTGTAATCGGATCACCTACCAAAACTGTTATTTGTGTTGGGGTTGGGGTTGGTGCTAATGGTGTTGGTGTTGGTCCTCCTGTACACGATACACATGTATTTAATGGTAATGCACTACTACCCGTACCTTGTCTTCTAAATTGTCTAACATATGTACCATCTGAAACATAGAAATCAGGGTTCATATCATATTTACCGCCTTGTGCCATAGGTTTAATCACATCACCATCATATCCATAATTTTCAGTTGAAATTTGTGTTGCATTACATAAATCACCCGTATTATTTCCTATAATATCAAACGCAAAGGCATAACCAGGTACTTGTCCTATAGGTCCATATATACCTCCATCACAAGCTTCTTCTGCCGTTCCGTCACTAACATATCCCGTAAACAATCCTATTGGTATTGGAGTTGGGGTTGGTGTTGGACAATATTGTATATCGGTTATTCTTCCATCTTCTACTGAAGGTAAACCCACATGCCATATGTAATCTAAATTTATATCATAATAATATCCGGGGGTTTGAACTGCGTCAAGTAAAGTGTTACTAGTATATAAAACTGTATCCACACCTAAACTACCTCTATAGTATAATGTTTTAGCAATACCACTACACGCACCGCTAATTGTTGATCCGGTTAATACGTCTACAGAAACTGGTGAACATACTCCACAACTCAAATACTCATTACTATAACCTGGCACCACATAATCAGGTGAACTAGTGTCGGTTACCGAACTAATAACATCCCAACAATTTGCACCATTCATATCCGCAAGACCACCTGGTCCTGAAGTAAATGTATATGTTTTACCCGTAGAAACTAAAGATGCACTGATTTTATATGTTGTAACCCCATCACCTCCACTTCCCAAACATTTCTTAACAATATATTTTGTTGTCGATATAGGTGTTGCTGTTGGTGTGGCCGTAGGTCCTGCCGGTGCGGTTGTATTTGTTGGTGTTGGTGAAGGAGTTGGTGTGTTCGTTGGTGTGGCTGTCGGTGTGGCCGGTAAACCATAAACAACGTTAGCATCAAATGAACATGGAATCGGTGTATTTGTTGGTGTATTTGTTGGTGTAGACGTTGGAATAGGAGTTGGACTTGGAGTTGGTGTAGGAGTTGGTGTAGTTGGCATCTGTATCCTTATTGGACTGATGTCACTTAAAACACATCCTCCATCATTAAGATTTGAGGGGACCGCCTTTATATAATACGTACCGTCAGGTACTATCACATATTTTGGAAAATCTCTTTTAAGTATATTACTATATCCCGACATTAAGGTGTAATTAGTTAACGTATTACCCGTAATCGTACAACCTGAAACATTACCTAACGTATCTCCAGTACAATTATATAAATCAATATTTAATATTGACGCACCTACGGTATCTAAACTTAATAATATGGTATATGGCATATATCTATAAATAGTATTATATAGAATTTAAACAAAAAACCCCTTAAAATAAAGGGGTTTTAATATTGTTATATTTTTAATTATTTTAAACACAAGGTAATGTGCAATCATCATTTGTACTACAAGGTAATCCACAAGCAACTACTGTTAATAATCCAATGTCTTCACTAGTAACATCTCCACCTGATTGTATACATACAGATCTATTAGATCCAGATGGAACCGATATATTAGTTAATTGTCCATCAGAACATCTATTATATTGTGCTATTATACTTCTATCTCCAGACTCATTATAAATTGTATAACATTCACAAGGTAATGCAGTTGGAGTTGGTGTTGGATTTGGAGTTGTGCTCCATGTTGTTGTGGTATTACAAGTTCCTGTGCTCGCAATTGTTCCACCAGTTATGGCATCATTAATACCGGTAATTGTATGTCCGGTTGTTAATTGAGTTTTTGTAATACCTGTTGCTAACCATGATACAACATTGGTATTTGTTGTTCCTGAAATATTAAACGGTCCCGCCGCAGTTCCTGACGATCCCGATGTTAATGTAAATGTTACTGTCATATTATTTGTTTCTTTTTATAAATATCTAATTATTTTGTTTTGTTTTATTAAGGTTAAAAAGGTATCTCTCCTCCACCTCCTTCTTCAGTTGGTTCCGGTGTTGATGTTGGTAATAATGGTTCCGGTGTAGGGGTTGGTGTACTGTATATTATACTCATTACATATTGTATACTCTCACATACTGACCCACATCCACATGGAACGGTTAAAGATGCTGAGGTATCACCTTGATTAAATGGTATCGATAAAGGTGAATTATCAGTTAAATAAACAACGACATATCCATTCATATTTCTTGGACTTGTGAAATCAACATAATATGTCCTATCAAACTCATAGTCATTAGGTTCAAAACCGGCCCCACATTGTTGGAAATTACCATCTGTTGATCCAAAAGCCGAAACTCCATCTGGTAATGGTGTTGGTGTTGGTGTATTAGTTGCAGGTAATGGCGTCGGTGTTGGTTCCAATGTCGGTACGTTAGTTGGAACGTTAGTTGGTATATTTGTTGGAACGTTAGTTGGTATATTTGTTGGAACGTTAGTTGGTATATTTGTTGGAACGTTAGTTGGTATATTTGTTGGAACGTTAGTTGGTACCGGTGTTGCGGTTGCTGGTAATGGTGTCGCTGTTGCAGGTTGTGCACATAACGCATTACAATTTATTTGACCACTACCACTCATATTTGTTATTAAGGCTACTTGTGGTGACACCGATGTTATTACTCTTAAAATTAATCCTGATGTAGGATCTAATCTATAACGAGGTATTGGTGCTATAGTTAAATCAACGGGGTTACTAATATATAATTCACCAAGATAATCACAATTTCCTAATTCATTACATCCATATTCTTCCGCTAAGAAATAGAAATTAGGGTCAGGTGTTGAAGTTGGTACGTTAGTTGGAACGTTTGTTGGTATATTAGTTGGTACGTTTGTTGGTACGTTTGTTGGAACGTTAGTTGGTATATTTGTTGGAACGTTAGTTGGTTCAGGTGTTGGTGTTGGTGTCGCTGGATTTGCACAGTCGCCGTTTACAGTACAAGGTGTTCCATTAGCTTCTACTGTCAATAATCCAATGTCATCAGATTCTATATCCGTACCCTCTTGTACACATACTGTTCTATTTGCTCCAGATGGTACAGTTAATGAAGTTAGGTTACCATCTGAACATCTAACATATTGGAATATTATACTTCTATCTCCAGACTCGTTATAAACTGTAACACATTCACATGATACTGGTGTTGGAGTTGGAGTTGTTGTACTTGTTGGTGTTGGTGTATATGTTGCCGGTGTTGTTGTACTTGTCGGTGTTGGTGTATTAGTCGCAGGTATTGGTGAAGGTGTAGACGTTGGTGTTGGTGTATTAGTTGCAGGTATTGGTGAAGGTGTTGGAGTTGGTGTATCGGTAGGTAAAGGAGTCGGTGTTGGTGTGCTGTTCTCAACTATAACATCAACAGAGAAATTACAATCTGGTGTAGGTGTTGGTGTATTTGTTGCTGGTTCCGGTGAAGGAGTTGGTGTACTAGTATTCGTTGGGGTTGGTGTATTTGTCGCTATTTCCGGTAATGGTGTTGGTGTATTTGTTGCCGGTAATGGTGTTGGAGTTGGTGTGCTGTTTTCAACTATAACATCAACGGAGAAATTACAATCCGGTGTAGGTGTAGGTGTTGGTGTATTTGTTGCCGGTAATGGTGTTGGAGTTGGTGTGCTGTTTTCAACTATAACATCAACGGAGAAATTACAATCCGGTGTAGGTGTAGGTGTTGGTGTATCTGTTGGTGTGTTGGTTGATGTTGGAGTAGGAGTTGGTGTACTGTTCTCAACTATAACATCGACAGAGAAATTACAATCTGGTGTAGGTGTTGGTGTTGGCGTGTTTGTTGGAGTAGGAGTTGGTGTACTAAATATAACTAAAACATCGACATTAAAGTTACAATCCGGAGTTGGGGTCGGAGTTGGTGTATTTGTTGGTGTTGGGGTTGGTGTTCCGTAAAATATTTCCACGTCAACGGAGAAATTACAATCCGGTGTAGGTGTTGGTGTTGGCGTGTTTGTTGGAGTAGGAGTTGGTGTTCCGTAAAATATTTCCACGTCAACAGCAAAACTACAATTTGGTGTTGGGGTTGGAGTTGGTGTTTCGGTTGCAGGTCCTAATGTAGGTGTTGCGGTTGGTGTTGCAGTTGCCGGTAATGGTGTTACTGTCGCGGTCGGTAATGGAGTTGCAGTTGGTACAGGAGTTGCGGTTGGTACAGGAGTTGCGGTTGCCGGTAATGGTGTTGGGGTTGGTGATGGTGTTGTGGTAGGTGTTGATGTTGGTATTGGTGTGTTTGTTGGAGTTGGAGTTGGTCCGTACCAATATGCGGCAGAACCTCCACTAAATCTACAATCTTTTACATCATTATTACCAATTGCGGTTATACCAAAACTTAAATAATCATCTACCGTACAATCATGTGGACCATATTTGTAAGATGTTATTTTTATTTTTTCATCTCCTTGATTATCAATATAAAATTCTAAAGAAAATAATGATTGTTTTGTTGTTCCAGTAATTGATGATCTTCCTATTAATAAACCATATTCTGTATTTTTACCTTTATCATCAATAGTTGCACCTGAGTATGTGTTAATATATGCGGTCGTACCAGTAATTGCTTTTCTCCATAATGACATTATCTCTGTATAATCGGGATCTAATGTATTATTAACTGTTTGTCCGGTTGATAAAGTATCTGACGTGTATGTATATAATCTAGCACTTGTCCCTCCTGAAGTTGTATCTCCTGAAACTAAAACATACGTTGATGGGTCATCTGTTGATCCAGAATATATTATACCATCAATTTCAAATGTTGGAAAAAATTTAATATACCCGTCATGTTCTAATTCACCATCTTCTTCATTACCATCAGTATATTCAGTTGATAGTCCAAGTTGTTCATCCATCCATAAAATTTCGTCTTCAAAATAATGAGTTGTACTTCCTGTAATTTCTGGATAAACAAAATCAAATATCTCAACAGGTTGACAACCATATTTGTATTGGTACTTTGATCTACCAAAAATATTGTTTGATATTAAATTACCTCCCGTCCATAAAGTTGTTGATGGTATAATTTGATCTATTACACTTGTCCAATATGGACTCATTTTTTGAATGAATAAATTTAAATCGGAAATTGTATATGGTGGAAAATCTGTATGTGTAATGTAATCTTGGTAAATGTCTTCTAATGTAATATAGTTTTTCTTATATCTTATTAAATTAGAATTTTTAATTTGTTCATGTAACATCTTATCAACGTATTCAAGAAATGTTACCCCCGTTTGTGGTGTTAAACTGTTTGTACCGAACGTTAATTCCAAATCTCTTGATTTACGATATATGTCATAATCCACAGCTTGAGCCGCAGATAAATAAACTTCAATATTTTTACGATTTAAAACTAATCCTGAATTATCTGTAAATGATTCTGTTTGATTATTGTCAATTATACTTTTTAATTTATAACCCGTATCTAAACCTGGTAAATTTCTATATATGTTAAAATAATCTTCACCATAAGTGTAAGGACTATTTTTAGTTACTACATTTTTTATTCTACCTGTTAATGTTGAATTTTCGGTATCAATAATTAAAGGTGATTTATGTTGTGGTGTATTATCATACCAACCACTACCTTTTTGGAAAAAGTATTCTGTAGAACCTGTTATTCCTTTTGGTAAGAATGTCTCCCCGTTAACCGGATAATTATCAGAATTAAATGTTGTTGTTCCTGTAGTTATTCCGGTATAATATGAATACGAAGGATATGTTACACCATTAATAGTTCCACCTGTTGGTAAGAATATTGCTGTTTTGTAAGTTTTAGTTCCCGATATAACATCATAAATGTCACTGTTTAAATCGAATGATTTAGGTAAAGATGTTACCTTATAAACATATTGATTTATTTTAATCATAGGTTCAGGTGCTCCCAAGAATTTTAAGAAAAATTCCAAAGACTGTCTTGTACCTTTTGATTTATATATGTAAGCTAAATTAACTAATAATCTTCTATAAAATTCATATTCCGCATCAATCAAAGATGTTCCCGATGTTAAACCAGAATATTGTTGAGTTGTTTTACTATATAATAATTCATCTAAACCTTTCTCATCAATTAAGTTAATTGTATCTAACCCTAAAGTATTTGCTAAGTTTTTTAATAATACATCAGGTACGTTATTAATACCGTCATAACTTACATTTCTCATGTAAGCAATATTATCTATGTATTTTTTTACACTATCAAAACTTTGTCCATATAATTGAAATAATGATTCGGCCTTTTTATCTGGACTATCAAATTCGAACAATTGAGGTGATGTTAAAAACCTAACGAATAAATTAGACTTATAATCATCAATTTCATCTGCTATGTTACTTAAATTTGTTAAATAACTATCGTATTCTAAACCTGTAATTTTAATGTTCCAATCTTCCTTATCGGATAATGGCCAACTATAATTTACGGAAATTAATTCAGTTTTTGTTTCATCAAAACTATCTCTCGGTACCTTAAAACTTGAAGTATATTTTGGAAACGTATCTCTATTTAATAAACTTTCCTCTAAATCATCTAATCCACTAAAAAACTCATCTACGGTTTTATCGTTTGGTTTTAATAATATATCAGATGAGTATGTTGAACCAGTAAATGGTTTACCACTTACCTTTAATGAAATTATATTATCACTATTAGGTTCAATATATGAAATTACATCATATGTTTTTCCACTTATTGAAATTAAATAATTTTTAAAAGAACTATAAAAATCTCTGTTTTTATTAATTGAAGGTAATATGGTATTACTTTTTGGTGTAACCATAACAATCGAAAATGGATTGTATAGTTTACTATATTCAACTTGAAACTGAGTGGTATTACTTATATTATCATATGTAATATTATTAGCAGTAAAATTTGTTACTTTAATTAAACTATTAGAATCAATTAAAATAGCGGCAGGAAAATTATTAATTATATTAGTTGTTGCAACACCTAATCTACTTTTTAATGATCCGAATAAAGATTTAGCTGCGTCATTTTTAGACCCTTTAAATTTTATTTCTTTATTTTTTGTTGCCGCACCGCTTGCAGTTGTACTTGAAGTTTGTCCTTTTAAATCATCTAATGTTAAAAAATTAGAAAACGGATTTGTTTTAAAATTCTTAGTATCTCTTTGTATTACCTCACTATCTAACGCAAAGTTCGTATTAGTCAACTGACCAGTACCCGTGGTAATTTGATTACCAACTAGATTGTCGCTGAATGTATCAGCACCACTCGCAGCTTGACTTGGAACTTTATATTTTGCCATTAGATATTAGTAATTGTGTCAAAGTTTAAAGTTTCATCAATATCATTACGATTTTCTCTAACCTCATAAAGAGTTTCATTAAAGTCGTCTTTGATTTCGAATAAGTTGTATTGTTTATAGATGTTATTATCTTTATCGTAAATTGTGTAAATACCTGGAGTAACCGCCTTAGTTTGATTACCGTAAAGAGCATTTGCAAGTGTTGACGCATCATGTTCAACCATATCAATTTCGATAGTTGTTGGGTTCATATATGTATTTGATAAAATAACCATTTGACCTGGACTACCAATAAATGGAACGGTATTTGGTTTGTTTGACGGTGCCGACGATGGTGTAATTGTTAAAAACATAAAGTTTGTTGCACCTTCACTATATTGATATCTTACTGACTTTTGTGTTGAACTATTTAGATTCGCCGTAACAGGAGTACAATAAAAAGAAGACGTAACAATTTTATAGAAATTTGGTGTTTTTTGTTTGTTATTAGAATTTATATATTCAATCCTATAACCAACTAAACCTTGTGGTGTAAATTTATTTCTATCTTCAGACTTAACATTTGATAAATCCAAGATTAGTCCTCTTACTGATGGTAGTGATGCTAAAACACCACAATCCATAATTGTTGTTCTAATTTGTTTTGGTCTGATATGAAGTGTGTATATTCCTAAATCTGGAAAATCTGTCGCATTTAATTTAAGATTATATAAACCTCCTAAAATTTCTACACCACTTTCTCCACCAGTGTTTCCATTATGTAAAATAGGTGTTAATACCTGATTTGGGGTTAATTTCTTTAATACTGTTGTTGTTGTTGAGATCCGATTGGGTGCATAATGATAAAGTATTTCTACGTCATCAGGTGATACATCCGCCGGTCTAACTATTCCATATGATCCTACTGCCATATTCTTTTATTATAAATATAAATCTTATTGTTTTTTAACTTTAAAAAATCCATTTCCATAAACATCTAACTCACTCATGTTGTCAATTTCACCCAATCTTAGATTAACCTCCATGACACCTTGACGTCCTCTTTCCACAAAAATGTCAGAATATACTGTTGGGTCATCTATAAAACCTAAGAAATGTTCATTTCTTGTTATAACTTTATTAAAGACCTCCTCTTTAGTAAATGCCGAAGTTGTTCCTGTAATCATTGTATAACCATCTGCGAAGTCCATGTAAAATAACTTATTATCTTCACTTGATAAAGTGTAACCCGTAAATAACGAACCTGAGTATGTTCCTGTCGTATATAAAGAACTACTTACTGTTGTTTCCCCATATTTTTTTAATTCACCGATTTTACTACCTCCAATTGCAGCATATCTAAATGTGGTATTACCTGTATTGTTTGTATAATCTAAATCATTCAAATAATTTTGGTAGTTACTTCCTGTGTAATAAATGTTACCAGGTAGAGTAAAACCAGTGGAAGTTCCTAACGTATTACTTATTGTTACTCCTGTTGATATTGTTATGTTTTTTGTTATTTTATCTTTATTCCAAGGTGAGTCTAATGATAATGTAAGAGTATAACTACCCGTCATACTACCTGTTACAGTTGGGTAGGTATGTGAAGACGTTGGAAAATTACATATAAAACTCCACTATTAACTGTTAAACCAGATGTGTGCCCGTCTCCCCAATTAATTGTATATGTTTGGTCAACAATTTTTCTTAACTTATTTGGATTTACTGTATTATAAACTGTCACAACAGACCCCGTTTGTTTATAAGTAAAATTTATTAATTGTTCAACCTGTTCAACATTTCCATCAAATGAAACCATAACACCCATTTCATCCGCATCAGCTTCTAAATAAATTGGTAATGTATAACTAAGATTTAAACTACCCGTTAATCCTGTCCAAGATGAACCGTTCCACATATATGAACCTGTAGGTAAACTACCCGTAACATTATTTACAACATAACCACTATATGGTGTAAATCCTGTTGGTAAAAAACCTGGATCATCTGACCATGGTATTAAGTTATTTTGATTATCATACCAAAAAGATCCTGTTAATGAATGTAGATGAACATCAGGTATTTGTCTTTTTAATATGGTATATTCGTTCTTTTTCATTTTATTATATTACATCAAATGTTATACTTGCATATTTTCCATTATCATATGAACTTGTTATTGTGAAATTATAAACTCCTTCACCCAATGTTACATATTGTGTACTGTCAGGTGCTGTTAAAGCTGGCGATGTGGCATTTAAAAATATATCACCAGCAACAAAACCACTATTCGAACCACCACTTGTTGTTCCACCAAAAACATTTAAAGTAACTTTTACACTATAACTAGCATATACTGTTAACGTTCCTACCGCATAACCATTATTAGAATATCCTGCATTTGTTGATCCTGTCACACTATATGGTAAAGGAGTTGGTGTATTTGTTGGTGGTAAAGGAGTTGGTGTTGCGGTTATTGGTCCTGCTGTTGGGGTTTCTGTTGGTGGTAAAGGAGTTGGTGTATTTGTTGGTGGTAAAGGAGTTGGGGTTGGGGTTGGTGCACATGATATTTCACCATAAAACACGGATGAAATTGATGCAATTACTCCTGATAATGAATTATTTTGAATACAATCATTAATTACTTGTGGTCCAATACCAAATGTCTCCGTAACTTCACTACCCTCACAATTAAAATATCTAACAGTTCCACCAAAATCAACTTCAAAACTTACTGACGTTACACAAGGACTTTCTGTAGGTGTTGGGGTTATTGTAGGAATTACCGTAGCCACAGGTGTAGGTGTTGAAGTTGGGAAAGGTGTTGACGTTGGTCTAGGTGTCGCCGTAACTCCACCGATAGGTGTTGGAGTTGGGGTTGATACTGGTAATAATACTCCACCTCCTTTTTCGTAGAATGTTATACTATCAGTCGTTGTATAACCTGTGCCTATTCTACCTAACTTTGTTGTTCCCGTATATCTATATATTTGATACGTTCTTTCATAATGATCAAAATCAATTTGATAATACATATCTTTTTCTTCTGTTATATTATAACTTGTTGTTTGACCTGAATTTATAAAATCTAATATTTCACCTCTATCCGCATTGAAAAATTTTGCCGTCATGAAAAACGTATTCATTCCGTGATAAAAATTTCTATTATACGTTACTTGATTTGGTATAGTAAATGTTTGACCTGTCCATCCAATTAATGTAGTTCCTGTGGTTGGTATATTAACTTGTGTTATTTCATTATTTTCATTTGTAAATAATATAGTTTGTATTGTGGTTCCAGTTCCAAAAACATATTGATCTAATGTTGTTGTTCCGCTTAAATTAGTGTCAGTTAAAACACTCTCATTATCAAACCAAAACAAATACATGTTTTCTTTGTTTCGATAATTTGAACCCGTAAAAACAGGAACATATATATTATATCCATAGTTACTACCTGTATGAAAATATTTTTCACCTAAGGGTAATGATAAATTTTTAGAATTTATTAATCTTCTGTTTTGTCTTGTTGGTGGTTCACATGTTAAAACATAATTTGTTATACTACCAGGTGTTTTATAAAACTCTAACCTAAAAAAACTTTCAATTGACTGTTTTGTCATCAACTGATTTTCTTGTGTTGATATACCTACAGGATTATAATCTAAAACATAATTTGGTGTGTCTCCACTTGAAAAATAAAATTGAAACCATATATCTGTTTGTGACATTGTAATACCACTGATTGTTTTATCATATGGTTTATGAATGTATCTAACTGTTTCATAATTTTTAGATGGATTAATAATATCTTTTAAAATCTCATCTTCAAAATCGGCAAGATTATCCTGCCAACCCAAATCTGTTCTAAAATTTTGTTCACTATTAACTACAATATTTAAATTGTTACTATTTTTTAAAATTTCCATTAACAGTTAGTTTTATTTTTATAATTATTAAAACTATTAAATCCATCAGATTTATTTGTGTATGATTTTTCATTTCTTAAATAGAAATTAATATCACTTACAACATAGTGTGTATTATTCATATATGGAAATCTTGTTCCATTACCATCTTGGTCTACAAATCCATGATCATATAAATCTCTCCATTTCCATAATTTATCATCATTATCGTAAATTGCATTTTCAGGTAAATTGATTAAATCGTTTGTTTTTGAACTTTCGATATATGGCGATAATTCTCTTAGTTTAACTCTGTAGTGAGGTTGGTAATAATACCCAACCGGATTTGATGATGTTGCACCAGAATAATAAGAACCTGAATCTTGAGAGTGATAAAATAATCTATTACTTCCACCTACCGTTGTTCCAGAAAAAATTGTTTTATGTGAAAATTTATGAAACGCCTCACTAATAATTCTTTCTTTTAATTCTTTTCTATTGTATTCAACAAAGGCACCTGTAAGACCTGTGGTTCCTACTGGTATAGTTGTTCCACCAGTAAACGTTACACCCGTATAATTGTAGGTACTACCTAATATTGTATTTGTTTTACCACTGAACGTTTGTGTTAATCCTGTCATTGCCCTTTCAACCGATGTTGTTCCACTAAATTGATTATCCAACCAATTATCATGAAAATTAAATTTAAATCCTACTTTTGGTGGGTAATCAAATAATCCGTTACCATTTTTAAAAATTATACTTACATAAACTTCTGTTGGTGTGTAACCCAAATTATTAGTTATTCCTGTTAATGAGAATGTTTCTTTAAAATCGAATAATACAGATTCTTGTCGATTTCTTTCTACTAATATATCATTTTCTTGTAGTGGGTTTTCAAATAATATTTTTCTTTCGTCTTCAAAAATTGATGATTCAAAACCAACTTTATCCATAATATATTGTTGGTCTCCTGTTAATGTTTTATGTTTATGAACATAATATTGTGACGTTGTTCCTGAAATATTTTTAATGTCTAAACATCTTTTACCTAAAACAAATGTTACTCCACTCAAAGTGTGTCCCGTTGTAAATTCACTTTTAAATAAATTAACAACATAATTTTCGGAATTGTAAACTTCATTACCAACACTATCAATATAAAAAATTTTACTATTAACTGATAATCCACTTAACATCGTTGATCCGGATAATATGATATACTCCCCTTGTGACATTCCGTGTTCAATAGGTGATGTTAATGTATAATAATTTCCATTATCTTCAACTCTAAATGGTATTCCATTACCGGCAACAAAGTTAAAATTAGTTCCATCTGATAAAGTATAGTTCATAGTGAATCCACTATCTTGTCCATTCACATAACTTAAATATAAATTCCAATTTTTATAAGGAGCGTCGATTGATGTTGTGATGGTATGGCCGGTGTATCTTCCAAATGGTGTTCCGTCAAATAAATCAATTTTTGGTATTACATTTGTTGTTCCTAATGTAGATCCAGATGAAGGGGTTGTCCTTTCTCGTAAAACATCATTTCTTAAAAATGCAAATTCATTATATGGTACAAATCCTAAATCATTTTCTGTTCCGTCACCACATAAATAAAGGTTTCTTAATAGTGGAATATAATCAGTAAAACCATTATACATGTTTCTAAAAACCATTTTTAATTTACCATATATTTTATAATTAAAACTTTGGTTTCTTTCATCATCAAATAATTCGGTTAGATTTAACATTATATTTCTATCACCTTCTCTCATCAATGTCTCATCATTATCTAATTTAACATTGAGATTAAGATCCTGTTCATCAGCCTTAAAATATCTTTTACTCGGTAATAAAATTTCTTTCTTTTTCATTTTTTAGTTTTTATTAAGGAACTTGGTTTTCACATTCAAGTAAATTAAATGCCCCTTTAGGACCAAATAAATCTACAAACTTATCCATTCCCGTTTTACCCGCCATTAGTCCAAAATAAAAATGAAATGGTGTCGAAAGGATTTGTCTATTTCCACTGTAATAATCAAATGTTGGTCTTATGATATAATCAATTGAACTACTCCAAAATTGTGAGTGCCAACCATTTGTTATTGTAATACCTTGGTATGTAAAACCACTTGTTGCGGGTCCGACTCTAGTGTATAATGTTCCTCCTGTTGGTGCGGAAATATATTGTCCCGACCCACCAGATAATAATTGATTTGTAGAACCTGTTACATGTAAATAAGTAAAACCAGGATATTCAAAATTATAGTCCTCGTGGCTATCGACAGGATTCACATCAACAATATCAAAATCAATTTGATCTGTACCATCTCCATTTATTGTTAAACCACTAAAAGTATAAGTCATTGGTAATAACAAATATTTGTCTGACGAATCATTTGGTGCCCCATTAATATTATAAGCATATGTCATTCCTTGTAAAGGTTGTAATTCAACAGAACTGTAATCCCAAGATTGACTATCTTTATATTCATTATATGGGCCAAATCCTTCACCTCCCTTATCCCACAAATAAAATGGTACTTTTTGTGAAGATCCATAAGTATCTGAATCCCAACCCAATCTTCCCGGCTCATTTAAACACGCTCTAATTCTTTCACCATCTTCTTTTAGATCGAAAGTAACCGGTAATGGTCCATATTGAGAGTTTACGGTTTTAAAAACTTCAGGATAAATCTCAGGATCTAACTTATTGAATTGATATGCAAGATATTTTGAATTTTCTAAATCAAATCCTTCTATACCGGCTTCATTATTAATAGATAATAATTGTAGAATATCCCCATCTAATATTTGAGTTAAACCTATCTTATTTTGAAATCCTTTGTTGGTGAAAAACATATCTAAATTTCCGAGAGCTCCCCCGATATCCATTCTATAATTAATTGCCAATCCAAGTAAATCTCCAATGTCTTGATATGAAGTAGGTCCAATACTTCTTGATACTGAACAATTTGGATCTAATCTTTTATCAACACATATTTCTTTAATAAATTCATCTCTTGGCCCTAAATCTACAAATGTTGTAGGGTGATTTAATTCGTTAGGTATAAAATTATCATTTTTAAATTTAGCTGATCTATAATAAAATTTATTAACTCCGTTACCTACGAATCTTACTAATGTCCTACAATATCTTATTAATTTTTCATTATTACTACTTATAGCTCTAGTAACTCCTTTAGCTTTAAATTGTAAAAAATATAGTGATCCTGATAACCAGTTATCAATAAAACCATAATTAACGACTCCACCACAAAACATTTTACCCACTCGTTTTCTTCTATAGTATTCTCTCAATATACCTGTTAATCTTGCTGGAGTTTGAGTACCTGGAACAATATAAAAAACTCCGTTTGCGAATTCACTTCTTGCACTTGGGGTTGCGTATCCTCCATTATAATTATAACTTTCACAAGCAAAATCTTGAACACCTGTTACGAATGGATTACCTGAATTATATGGATAATATGATTCTGGCACATTTATTGCTCCCCCATAAATTGCGGTGGAGATTAATATATTACCTGCACTTAATTCTGTTTTTAATTGTGCATTAGTTTGAACATATTTTCTTCCTATATTTTCTGGTAAAAGTGTAGCATTATAACCGCAACCTTTAAATTCACTCGTATTACTAGTATTCGTAACAAAATACCCTGTAACCAAATTATCATCATATAATGTATCATAATAACCACAACTACTATTTCCACTATAAGATATGCCAGAACCATTTCCACCTCCAATAGTGGAACTTTCATCTGAACATTCGACGCATTCAGGATAATTAATTAAACTTAATTTTGTTTGATTATTAATAACAAATTCTGTAAGTCTTGATCTTAGAGGTCTATTCCTTTTTGCCGCAACAGAAATTAACGCTTCGACTATAAATCCTAAAATAAAAACTGTAAAATTTAAAAATTGTAATGTTAAAAATTTAATAACAAAATCCAACACTAATAAAAAATCGGCAATTAATAATGGAAATGTATAATTCTTTATACCAAAATTTGATGGTGGTGTTAGTTTATCTCCACAATCTTCTTCTTCACTTGGAATTGTGTCATTTATATTAGCGAAACCGACTTGTCCAATTAAATTTGTACCGTTATATCTCTGTTGAAATGACGATACTGTATAGACTTTATTATATGTGAATCTGTAAAAATAATCTTGTGGATAATATTCACCTCCATCATTATTTAAAATTAATGGTAAAGCCTCAGATGGATAATCACTTAGACTTGTTGAGAACGCATATGATTTATCATTTGGAACATCATAAGAAAATCCACCTAACGTTTCGGTTAATTGATACTCTCTTATGTTTGGTAACAAATAATCGGCATTAAATCTAACTCTTGTTAAATCATTATCATTCATGTTAATTCTAAATCTATAACATCCTGATGTTGGAATACCTCTATTAATATCATTAGTTATTTCATTCTCACCAAATTCATTTGTAATTACATAGTCCATGTTCATAATAACCGGTAATACAAATCCACCGTCATCGGGTATATCCTCATTTATATTAACAACTTCTAAACGTGGGTAATTGTTATCATCTTTTTGAGGTGTAAATCTAATAGCTTCAATCTTACCTGACTTAGCAACTAAATCACATTTTCTTCCCATTTTTCTTCTTGGGGTACAAGCTTTATTAATTGCATTTTTACTACTGTCAGTAAAAATACCACCAATTACATATGCTTTAGGTTGAATATTAACTCCGTTTTCTGTTAAGTCAAAATCTGTTCTTGTAATACCAATCTCACATAAAGATTCATTTCCCCAAAAAGGATAAACTTGAATGATTTTATTTATACTAACAATTTGTGGTAAAGAGTCTAAATCTTCAGATTCTTTAAATGAGAATTTGTTTTTAAATCCATCGACATTTATTCCTTGTCTAATAAAATCATATGGTCTTAAAGAAAAACAACCGACATCAGATAAGTCAGCATCCATATGTATTGTTTGTGCACCAATAGGTACACCCCAAATCATAAAATCACCCGCACTATTTGTTTTAACTGTGTATTTGTAATATTTCTCATATACCTCTAAAACTTCTTCTCTCTCTAAAATATTAGTTTGATCGGGAAACGTCCCCGTTTTTGCATGTCCACTATGTTGTTGTCTTGATGGTAATAAGTTATAACGATAATTATTTTCGTCTCTGTCAGTAACTTCCTTATATGGGTAAAGAGTAGAAATTACAGGATCCTCTTCATCTTCTATTGTTAATGGTACAAATATTGATACTCTTACATTACCAAGTCCAAAACCATTGTTTGCTGTAACTCTACCACAGACAACTCCGTAATCAGAGCACATCGAAGTGTAAATCTCTTTTTGACTGAATTTTAAAGATAAAATCTCTAAAACGTCAAAATCTTGTTTTAACTCAACTGTGATTTTTTGGTCAACCCCAATATTAGTTGAAATTCTATGCTTTTGTATCATTCTTATAATAAATAGAAACTATGTGATTTTCTATATATTATAACGAAAAAACATTTTAAAATGTAGCCGTTCCTAATGTTTTAACCCTAACTTTAATATCTTTATTTGGGAATCTAATTTGGAAGATTTGATTTGACTTCATAAAGATCATATTATCGGATTGATTTATCAATCTAGTGTTTTGATCTGTTGTTTGTGATGGCTCCGCAGATGAATACTCACCTCCTATTTTACTGTAAACTCTTGTCTCAATTACATTTATCACACCTGATACGCTACCTACGATTTTGTTTAAAGCACCGATAAACAAAGGATCACCCATTTTACGTTTTTCTATTGCAAAATGTTCAATTGTATCCTGAATTACCGTTTGTATGATATCAGTTTGATTTGCGTTTTTATCTATGTTTAAATCAATTTCTAACCCCATATCGATGACTTCACCACTTACAATATCCAAATAGTCATTAATCATTTTATATTCCGTAAGATAGGTTAAAATGTTCGATTTTAGTGTATTAGAAACTGTATCGGTTAAATTACCTTGATCATCGTATGACAGTAATTTAATTCTAATCTTATTATCTTCCTCCATAACATTAACCTTCGCCGGCGCTCCGTATGTTGATGGCATCGTTTCGATTAATGATTTATAATCATTTAATGTTACCGCTCTATTTTGTGCGGCAAAGTTATATGAAACCATATTACGAATCTCTTCAATTGTTGGTTGGTCGGCTCCACCTACTGCAGGTGTTATATTATTAACTCTAAGTGATTGTACCACACCAGTATTCTTTGCTGGTACAGGTCCTGAAACTATAAATTCAACATCATCTACGTTTGTAATTACATTCACCCCTAAGTTACTATCTTTACCACCACCCACACGATATTGTACAAATAATGTTGTATTAATTTTTGGTGTAGTTCCTAATGATAGATTATTTAAATAACTCGCCAAATTAACTTTCAATTGTCCTGTCATATAGTTATCCAAATTGTCTAATGGATTAACTGTACCCGAACCAAATGTTAATGAAAAATAACCTTCAGGTGTATATTCTGTTATGAATTTATTATTTACAGGTAAAAATGTTCCTGCAGTAAAATTATTTGTATCTGATACAGATGTTGGGTCTGGTACAAATACTTTGTCTTGAATTAATGATTTAACCTCATACCACTTATTTGTGATATTAGAAAATTCATTTGATGTTGGATTACTTGTAAAAGTTGTACCGTCCTTATGAATAACAGATGTTACTCCTAATACGTTTTGTTCAGGTAAGTATAATTTTAAGAAAGGTTTTTGATCCGCTTGGTTTATAACTCTTCTATAAATTTTTGTTATACCATTTACAACTGGTTCTCTTTTTGTAATTGTATAAGATATTAATCTATTATTTACATCAAAATTTGGTATTTTTAATCTATTAGGTTCTCCTTTTTTATTAAATGGAACCGAAAAATCAATATCATCAATTGTTTCAAAAACTTGACCTCCACCTGAAACTTGTGCTCCACTTTTTAATATACCCAAATATCTAACATCTTCTTTATCTCCTCTTACATCTACAGTAATTGAGAAATCACATAACGCTACTGATGGTCTAACACCTGGTAATCTAATACCATATGTTTTTGCGATATGATATAATGATTGTCTTTGTTGTGCAAAATCCAACATAGTTTCCTGCCAAACTCTATCAATATGAAAATGTAAATTATCCGCAACCGCGGCATTAATATCTAATAATACCGAATAAATCGATGCGTCGTTAAAATTTTTAACTAAATCAGGATAGTAATTTTTAGTTAATGTTACTAATTCATTTCTTAATCCCTGAAAATCTCTTGTTGCGTATGATATCTGTTTACTCATCTTATATGTTTAAAATTATAAAGTCGGAAGTTGAAAATGACCCGTTATTAACTGTATATTCTATTTTAACTACCGCCGTATATGGTTTTGTCGATTCATCAGAAACCCTAAATAATCTTTCATCTTCATCTTGTGCGATACTTCTTTGTCGATTTGGATCGTCTTCCGCTGATGTTATAGATATATTTGTAATATCTAAGTTTGGTATGAATTTTTTAACTCCTTCTCTGATTTCTTCTTCAATTAAATTATATGTAATTGCGTCATTTTGATCGAAAATGTATTGATATATTCTTGTTCCAAAATCAGGTAAGTAATATCTACTACCTTTTCTTGTTAAAATAAGGTGTATAAGATTGGCTCTAATCTCCTTTTCAGGGATTTCAGTCATATTAAGATAATCTCCTTTGGGGCTATCTCTAAATGGATAATCAATACCGTACGTTACTGCCATATTCAATAAATATAGATAAACCTAAAATGGTTATGTATCCTCTTTTATTTTTGAGTTCCCTTTTATAATATGTGGGGGGTCATAAGGACAATTTGCACATCCATTGGAACAACAATACCCTCGTTTCTGTAAAAACAAAGAAGTCAGGACCATAAGCCCCGACTTCTCATCTATGTAATAATCTACTCCTTCTACCATTAGATACTCGTTACGTCACATTGTGCTCCACTACAAGCCTGAGCAGCATAGTCAGAAATACTCTTGTATTCTGGTTTATTCAAAATTTCACCGAAGTTTACTTCTTTGAATTGACGAGTAATAGTTTCCCACTTATAGAATAAATGAACGTCTTTTAAACAATAAACCATTTTCTTCATATCTCCTTTAAAGTAATTCTTAGCAAACTTTTTGGCTCTTGATAACCAATATTCTTTTAATAAAACTTGTTCTCTTGTTCCTGTTAGTAAAATACTTCTATCGAGTAATGTATCACAAGCCAACCATAAGTTTTGATTAAAGTAATGTAAACCATCAATAATTAAACCTGACGCTAATAATGATCCTTTACCATATGTTTCAATAACTTCATTTAAATTCAATACTGATGTAAATGGTGCTTGATTGAAGTCTTTGTCTCCGTAATCTGACATGAAACTAACAGCGGTAAATAAATCTCTTTGTTCCCAAATGTAATCAACAATCGCATCTTTATCGTCAATAATAACTGTACAAGAGGTATTATGATTTACCGGCATGTAAGTACATAACTCAGGATTAGTTCCCGCATTTACCCAATGTTTTTGAACTAACTTAATTAACTCAAGGTGTTTAATACCTTTCATATCCTTTTTGAATAAACCAACTTTTGGATTTTCAACTGGAACAAATACAACGTAATCTGATTTAGTTGAAGACCACACACTTTCCTCTAATAAGAAATCCATATTTTCTTCTAACCATTTTGCAGTGTTACTTTCTTTATTTAACTGCATGATACGGAAATACTTTTCAGAGTGTTCAGGGTGAATACCTGATGCAGTTCCTAATACAACTGACGCATTACCTGAAGGTTTTACACAAGTAGTTCTTGCCGCTTGGTTAATTCCAATTACCGCTGCCAATTCTTTATTAGCATCTTTTACGGCTTGTGCTCCTTCTTCTAATAATTCAGCATTAAATAATTTAGGATTATTCATCCAACCTGTAATACTAACACCTAACAAAGCTTCTCTTTCAAAGATTGCTTTACTTGTTTCACCTAAATAAGGAAAATTAGTATAACCCGCTTGTAATGTTCCTAAGAAAGAAGCATCTTTACAAGCCTTTAAAAACTTTTCTTTAGTTGTTGCCTTTTCAGCATTAATTTCAGTTAAATTACAACCTTGAATACCGAACTTAGATTTGTTGTCTTTAACATATTGTTCAACTTCATCATATTTGATTTTACCAAAATCAATTGTATCTAATACAGGAATTTTCATAATCTCAAAACATGGATTAAACATATCAAACCAACTGTTCGCAAAAACAAAACCAATATCATTTGCTCCGTCATTTAATTGTACCAAGTAATTGAATTGTTCTTTAACAACTTCACTTCTCAATAAAATAACTGAGTTATTACTACGACCTCTTTGTGGGTTTTCAATTCTCCAATTACCTGTCTTAGCATGGATCATCTCATCATCATTAGGATCAACAATCATATTCAATGCTGAACGTCTAACACCACCCGACAATACTGCATCCGCTGAGTGACAAATAATATCAAACGCTAAGATAGGACGAATTTTTTCTCCTTCATTAGTTAACCACTTTTCAATTAACGATTCTATTTTTTCTAAAGATTGTTTTAAACCATCAGGACCAGGTGCTTTAAAACCACCGCTGATGAATGAACCTTTCTCACGAATTAAAGAATAATCTAATTTAACTTCATATCCTGCATATTCAGGGAATGGTTGTTCGTCAACAAAGTAAGACGATAATAATACACCCAATGCGTTTGCCCAACCTTCAATTGAATCTTCAATATAAAAAGTTTTAGTTCCTAAAGTTCTCTTTTGTATTTTACTTAAATTGTTTACGAAAGGAGTTAATAATCCTCCACCGAATCCACAACCAGATAACGCCAAATAGAAAATCTCTTGGAATACTCTATTACGAGCAATGTGTCCTGATGTACAGTTAAACATTCTCGTGTTATGTTTCATAATTTGTTCGTGTCTGTATTGTAAGTTTCTTTGTGAAGCTAATACAGCTTGATCTTTCATACTCTCAACAGCAGATTGTAAATATGGTTCAATTGCCTCAGCATAATCCACATATTTTTTTCTGTGTCCGTCAATTATGTTCTCACACGCGTCTTCCCACGTTTCATATCTTTTTTCATCTTCCTTCCATTTGAAATAGTCTGAGTGTAACTTCAAGTCACTCAGAAATTTTTTACCTTTCTGCATTTGTTCTTTTTTCTTTTATGTTTGTTTTATTAATTACTTTCCAGCCACTTGTTGTCTCCTTTTAAATGCTTCCGCCGCTCTATTAGCATTTATCTGAACTTTTTGTTCTTCGTGTCCCAATAATGTATTTTGAGACTCTGTATCAATAAGAAGAAACTCGTTATTGAATTTACAGTTTTGGAATACAACACCATCTCGACCAATACGAGATTTTAATAATGTAAGAGTTGCTAAGTTATGATCTTTTTGTTCTAATGTTTTACCAATAGATAATATAACGTGTGCAATTTGTGCTTTCTTAATTGACCCACCCATTTGATCTCCAGTTACTACTTCACTTGAAATTGACTCACGGTTACCTTGTGTTGCCGTCCATATTGCCATTTCAAATTCTCCTGTCATTGATTCTAAACTTCTCATAATAGAACCTTCACCTTTCCATTCTTCACCATTGGCTGATTTATCAGTTG